CGTTCCCCCCGCATAATATTCTAAAGACGGGAGAGGATCAATACCTAATCGAGTTAGCAGTCGCAGGATTCACTGAAGACGAGCTCGAGATCGAAGTAAAGAACCGTACACTTAGCATTCGAGGGTCTGTAAACGACACTAGAGAGTATATTCACAAAGGCATTTCGACGAAGAGATTTGAACGCCAGTTCCGTCTGTCGGAGTATGTTGAAGTAATGGGAGCTGATTTCAGGAACGGATTACTTGCCATCCAACTGGAGGTAATAATCCCTGAAAGTCAGAAGCCTCGTAAAGTAGCAATCAATTCAGGTGTCACCTACCAATCGACACCGCAACTTTTAAACGAGGAGAGCAACAATGGAGAAGAGCAGCCGTCCCAACTCTAAACTAGAGGAAATGGGTTGGATGTTCGCAGGACTATCAAGTGTATTCGTGATAGCCGTCTGTGTCCAACAACTATTGTAATAAATAAGGGGGAGTCACATCCCCCTTTTTTGTGAGTTATATGAAAGCAATACAAATTGTCATGAGAGGAGACGAACGGTCTGAAGAGTATGCTGCACTCTCCCGTCAGTCTTTTCAACGCGCCATCGACGAAGGATACATTGATTCTATTGAGACCTTCGATGCGATCACTCCGCAATCAGATATGTTTCAAGAACATGTAGACAAGTACACATGGTCTAAAAGTCTCATGACACTAGACCTCATATCCGGTAAAGAAAAAGAAGATCACTCACCTACAGAGAAAGCTGGGATGTGTTCTCACTGGGAACTCATGCGACAACAGGGCGAGACACAAGAAAAGTTCTGGATCATGGAACACGACACATGGTTGATAGAAGAACGATACGAGTCGTTTAAACTGCTCGCTGAGTACGCCGAAAACACCCTCTACGCGAACATAGGTCTATTCATGGGTATGTACTGTATGGACCAGAGATTTGCGCACTGGGCGCATCATATGATGACTAAGAAACAATTTCCTATCAACTGTGGGCCTTACTGTGTGTTACAGAGATTGTTCAGAACATTCACCACAAGCCACCTAGAACTACCAGAGATTGATTACTTCGGAATAAAAAATACTTCTTTACATCCGTGGAACGAATGTGATACAATAGGTGTTGGTCGTGATATTGGGATCTACTTTAATCAAAGAGATCGTCATAAAACAGGCATCCCGAATCCGACCACTCAGGTGATTTCAAAACGGATTGCAGTGACACAGGACCATCATGGGTATAAAGACAAACACATTGAAGAGCCTTGGACGAGACATAAATTTTTTCATGTTATTGATTGACAGAACCTATTCTTTTCTGTATAATGTCCGACATGACTAGATTTTATACATCCGTGCTGCGTATGGGCAGCAACATTCTTTATCGTGGATACGACAACGGCAAACAAGTCAAATTGCGTATTCCGTTTAAACCTAAACTTTATGTGACCGGCGACAGCCCGTCAGAGTGGAAAACTCTGGAGGGAACTTCTGTTGTCGAGATGCAGTTCGAGTCTATGACGGAGGCGACGGAGTTTAATAAAAAATACTCCGATGTCTCCAACTTCAAAGTTTATGGAAACACTAACTACACTGCGCAATTTATCGCAGAGAATTTCCCTAATAAGATCAAGTATGATCGCGACTTGGTCCGAGTTTTAAATATTGATATTGAGGTTGCGTCCGATCAGGGGTTCCCCGAACCGGCTGAAGCTGCACACCCAATCATCTCAATCGCGATTCGTAAGAACGACGGCAATTACTGGGTCTGGGGTCTTAACGACTATACCCCTACGCGTGAGGATGTTCTCTTTATTAAGTGCGACAATGAAATTGATCTTGTCCGCAAGTTCGTAGATCACTTCCAACAGTATTCTCCCGATGTCATCACTGGATGGAACACCCGATTCTTTGATGTGCCTTACATCATCAACCGTTGTGTTAGGTTGTTTGGTGATGACACATTACTAAAACGACTCTCTCCTTGGGGCGCAGTAAGAGAACGCAAAACCAAGATTAACGGCAAAGAGAATCAAGAATACATCATTGAAGGCGTTGAACAACTGGATTACCTTGAGGTCTTTCGGAAGTTTACTTACAACACCTTAGGCCAACAAGAATCGTATCGCCTCGACCACATTGCACATGTTGTTCTAGGAGAACGCAAACTCTCGTACGAGGAACACGGAAACCTCTTCACTCTGTACAAAGAGGACTATCAAAAGTTTATTGACTACAACATTAAAGATGTGGAGTTGGTGCACAAGATTGATGAGAAACTCGACCTCATTTCGTTGATCCTTACGATGGCCTACAAGGCGGGAGTAAACTATAACGACACTCTGGGGACCACCAACATCTGGGACTGCATTATCTATCGCATGTTGACAGAACAAAAGATTGTTGTGCCACCCAAGACGGAGAAACCTAAGACGCCATATCCTGGCGGTTATGTCAAAGATCCGCAGGTCGGATCACACGACTGGGTCACTTCTTTTGACTTGAACTCTCTGTATCCAAACATCATTGTACAGTACAACATGTCGCCAGAGACTGTTATAGACGGTCTGGATGTACGGGCAAGTGTGGATAGTTTCTTAGATGGTAGTTGTGTTGTTGACGGTGAGGGGTTCTCTCTTGCGCCTACGGGGGTCAGATTCTCCCATGATCGCAAAGGTGTTGTCCCCACAATTATTGAACAATACTCTGCTGAACGTAAAGTGATAAAACGCGAGATGTTAGACGCCGAGAAGGAACTTCAGAAGAATCCTTCTAAACAACTAGAGTACCGAATTTCCTCTCTTAACAACCAACAGATGGCCATCAAGATTCTAATGAACTCTCTTTATGGTGCGTTGGGCAACAAGTGGTTCCGTTACTTTGATCAGAGAGTTGCAGAGTCAATTACTGCGGCTGGACAACTGGCGATTAAGTGGGCGGAGCGGGCCGTAAATGATGAGATGCAGAAGGTACTGGGTACCGACGAAGATTATGTTGTGGCGATTGACACCGATTCTGTTTATATTAGGATGGGTGGACTTGTTGATAAGTTTAACCCCAAGAATCCTGTAAAGTTTTTAGATAATATCTGCAACGATCACTTTGAACCTGTTCTTGATAAAGCCTATCAACAACTTGCTGATGTGACGGGTGCGTACGATCAGCGTATGGTTATGGAACGAGAAGTAATTGCGGATCGTGGTATCTGGATGGCCAAGAAGAGATATATCCTTAATGTCCACAATTCGGAGGGTGTGCAGTTCGCAGAACCTAAACTCAAGATGATGGGTATCGAGGCGATCAAATCGTCCACTCCACAGGTCGTTCGTGACAAGTTTAAGGAGATCTTTCGCGTCATCATAGAAGGGACCGAAGTAGACACACAATCGTTTATCCGCAACTTTAAATCCGATTTTAAGTCTCTCCCGCCGGAAGAGGTGTCTTTTCCACGAGGCGTATCAGACTTGATTAAGTGGACAGATCGCGACACCATTTATAAGAAAGGCACACCTATTCATGTTCGCGGCGCGTTGTGTTTTAATAATGCGATTCAGTCACAGGGACTGTCCATCAAGTATGAGTCGGTCAAACAGGGTGAGAAGATTAAGTTTGTTTATCTGAAGGTTCCAAACAAACTGGGAGAAAATGTCGTTTCGTTTCCACTCAATCTTCCGGAGGAACTGGGGTTGCATAGACACATTGATTACGACACAATGTTTGACAAAACCTTCCTTGACCCGTTAGAACCGATCCTTGACGCGGTGGGGTGGGCCGCAGAACCGAAGGCGACCCTTGAAGACTTCTTCGGTTGACATGCATAAGTTATTGCGGTATAATATATGATTATGAAAACAGTAAAAAGAGAATCTTTCAACAAAGAAGAAAATGGTGAGTGGGTCTTGACAAAGACTTGGACTTTGTGTTATACTCCCATTTCCTTTGATGAAGTAGATCAAGTTTCGGAAGATATACGCAAAATATTGAAACCTAATTTGCTGTCTCCTCAGTATAAAGAAGGTAACAAGACTAATCCTTTATTTGGTCATTGTTATCATTCAACTCAGGCCATGTATATCATGCTTGAAGGTGAAGAGAAAGAAAATCTCGTTCCATACAGTGGTACGGATGCACTGGAAAACATACATTGGTGGTTGAATCACAATGGTACGATCATAGATGTTACGGCGGGTCAATACGACCTTATGGAATGTGATCCGCCTTATGATGTAGGTAAACCAACAAAGTGGTATGGTTGGAGAAACCGACTTCATAAAAGGTCAATGGGTTTAGTTCAGGATGTTCAGGGCGGTAAACTTGAATGTGTTGATCCGGATGGTAATGTAATTTCTATCAGAAAACCCTTGCCAATCACACTTGAAGTGTGATAATATATAAACTTAATCCCCGAGAGCCTGGGATTCAAAATATTACCTCTCACTAAGTCGACATATTTTTGTCTCTAGTTAATACAATTTAAGGATATATTATGACTCCTATAGTTAAACCTCGCACACCTAGCTCTTCTTTCAACTTACAGAAATTTTCTATTCGAAAACTTTATGATGCAAGTAAGAAGGGTAAGAACACAGAAAACTCTACCATTGGTACAGCTGCTGGTCTCCTTCAACGTCTCGCTCAGTGGCAAGCGTGGGAAGCCAATGATTCCATCAAAGCATCTGAATATATTGTTTCTTTGTTTAGTGGTAGTAACCTCTTAGAAACCTTTGTTCTGGTTCCTGGCCAGTTGATACTCGATAGTATCAATAAAAATATTGAAATGACTTCTGACCAAGAAAAACAAAATTGGGAACAAGCAAAAAAGACAATATCTGATATGATGGAGAGAGGAACTGAATTCTTCATCATCGATGGTCAGAATCGACTGTTTTTGGCTATCAATCGTTTTATTTCTAACAAATTTCCAATCTCACATGAACATAATTTAATTTTGGATGTTCTGAATGAAGACGGTACATTCTATGAATTTAATGCTAAGGGAAAACTATTTAAAGAATTTCCCATTGAGATTCAAAATTATTTCTATGATCACATAAGAGTTCCTGTAAATATCGCTGATTCAGGCACTTTGGAATCTTTCTGTTCAACTTTGATTTGGAAAAATGAGAGCATTGCTTGGGACGAATGGCAGAAAACTATCACTAAACAATGGTTTTCACCTTTCCTCAAACAAATACGAGAAATTTCTGATAAAGATACGATGCATCCAAATATTCTAAACTGTTTCAGAAAGTTGGGCACAGCTAAGTATGGATATGAAGTGAATGGATGGGACTTTCTCGTAGCTGAACTGTTGTATCTTATGGCAACTGGCCGACTTATACAATCTGAAAAAGATTTTGATCAATTTTTTACTGGGAGACAAGTAGTTCCCAAGAGTTTGGTTAGAAAGTTAAATTCTTATCTTAATGATTTTTCTAAGGCTTGGAAAAATAAATCAAAGATTACCAATACAGAAATTAAGAATTATGTTCTGATACGTAATCTTCTGGATCGTCCAAACTCTTCAAGTCTCTATAGTAATGTCAATATTCCTTCTTGGAATCTCAATGACAATATAAGTTTTTCAAAACAGTGTAAAATTATGTTTGAAGTATTATCTGGTGAACCTGAGAAGTATGGTCAACCCCCTAACAGAATCCAGACTACAGCTGGCGGCAAAACAGTTAGTAGTAAAAATCCTGGCGGTTATCAAGATCTAAATGGTAAGAACAGTGATGATTCCCTTGTTGCTCGCGCTACAATGTTCTTTTCTATCTTGACTGGTGACAATGGCCATTCTGGAACGAAGAAGGTCTTCGAACATCTTTCTGATGAGAATATTATTTCTGTGAAAGATAGTAATCCAATGAGTTCTACAGCGTCAATATGGACCTCTTCACCATTTTCAGCTGATGGAGAAGAAATTTCGGTTGTAGATTATGATGACACAAAAACTTTTGACCGTGGACACATTATTCCTCAGAGTTTAGGTGGGTCTAATACAGATCTCGTGTTACAGAAAAAATCGCAGAATCGAAAGTTGAAAGATTCTCCTATTACAGAGTAAAAATCGACAGGGGACGCAAGTCCCCTTTTTTGTGTCTTGACAACTGACACTTTATTTGGTATAATGTCTTTCGTAATGGGAGTAATACGTGATTTTATCTAAGCAAGACGCACTTCATGCGGCGAATGTCTTTTCTGATTTCTTCGGCAGTTTTGACCGCATTGATGAATATCAACGTTCTATCAAAATGGAACGAATGGAGTCTTTCCCTGCCGCATTGCCAGGCATGGGCCCAGAGACAGATCTTTTTGACGACTTCTCGATCCATCCAAACGATATGGAGTTTGCGATTCACGAGTGTCGTCAAGATCAATTTATGACATACATGGAGATCACGACATCCGCGCCAGTCGAGTCGTCGATCCCAGGCAAACAACTCCTCTACATTGTTAAAGAGAAGAACACTGGTCAGGTATTCGGGATGATCCGATTCGGGTCACCCACTATTAATTCGCGCCCACGTAACGAATGGTTGGGCGCACCGTTGGACACTATGAACCCAGACGTTATGAAAAGATTCAACGGTTCTGCGATCATGGGGTTCAACATTGTTCCGGTACAACCCGCAGGTTTCAACTACCTTGGTGGTAAACTGTTGGCTGGTATCTGTTGTTCACATCAAGTGCGTCGTGCACTGAACAAGAAGTATGGTGCGAACATATGTCTTTTCGAAACGACCAGTCTCTATGGGTCATCTAAGTCGTCATCGATGTATGACGGTATGCGTCCATTCCTACGTCACAACGGATTGACCGACAGTAACTTTGCACCGCTGATCAATGACAGTAAGTTCCGAACACTGAACGACTGGTTCAAGGAACGCAACGAGGGTGAGTATCTGGTTCCCGCCGATGCGTCATCTCGTAAACTGAAGACACAGACAAAGATGGCATCGATCATCAAGGCCTCACTCAAGGGTGTGGATAACGATGCATATCAAAAGTTCTGCCAGACCTTCCTTGATGCGAAGGGTCTGACTGAACGCAAACGATCATACTATAGTACTTACGGGTACGAGGCACAGTCGGTAAAAGATTACATGAATCTGCGAACCGATGAACTCAAACCCGCAGAGAACTTTGACAGATTCGAGACTGAGAATATCATTGAGTGGTGGAAGAACAAAGCCTCCAAACGATATGAGACACTCAAGAACGAAGGCAGACTTCGTCACACCGTTGAGACATGGAACACCAACCCTGAAGACATTGACATCATCCGGTGATGTATGGTATGATGTACGCATGTATGAATTAACTATATTCAAAAATCAGTTTGATAACAAGACACATCGACGAACTACATTCCTCAACTGGATGGACTTCGTGGTGTGTCTTCGTGATTCTTACACTAAGCCGGGAGAAAAAGGTGGACCCAATAGTTCTCCTCTTCTTACTCCTGCTGTGTTCGACGTGGGTACGACGCGTAGTAACAAATCTGTTCTTTATTGGAGTTCTTGGTGTTGCGTTGACGTGGATGACCCTATTGACGGTTGCGGTGATATTGAGTCCCTAAGAACTTGGTTGCATCGTAAGTATGGTCAGTATGACTATGTCGTTTATAACACAGCAAGTAGTTCGGAAGAGCATCTAAAATTTCGAATCATATTCCGTCTCGACGAACAGATCGAGAACAATCGTATCAAAGCATTCTGGCATGCCCTCAACACCGAACTGGGTGAACTGGGAGATCCGCAGACCAAAGACCTCGCACGAATGTATTATGTGCCTGCACAGTACCCTAACGCGTACTCGTTCTTTATGGTCAACTCCGGAGGATCTGCGCTCAATGTTTCAGAGTTGATTGCAAAACATCCTTATCACGAAAAGACCGGAAACTCTTTCCTAGATAGACTGCCCCCTGAGATGCAGAAGGCGGTGATACAACATCGTAAGGATAGTCTAAATAACACCGACTACCGATGGTCGTCTTATCGCGATTGTCCATTCTGGCCACGTAAGCTGGGTGCACAATACATGCAGATCGCAGACTCCGGATGGTACTCTAAAATGTACAAGATAATGATTGCCATCGCGGGTGATGCATACTCTAAAGGGTATCCAATCACCGCAAAACAGATTGCAGATCTTTGCCGAGAGTTTGATCGTGAGACCGGCAACTGGTATGAGAACAGACCCCTAACCGTAGAAGCGGACAGGGCATTAGAATATATTTACAGGAACAGTTGATATGGAAAGAGTAATTGTAACAGGTGCCGCCGGATTTATTGGTGCGCAACTTGCCGACAGACTACAACAACGTGGTCTGACGGTGAAAGGTATTGATAACTTTAACGACCATCTCTATTCCCCACTACTAAAGGCAGACCGCGTAAAACATTTTGGTCTGGATATGTGGGGATGTGATCTGAGAGATGAAGTGAAACTAGAGGCTCTACTGCGAGACTTTAATCCGGACACTATCGTCCATCTCGCTGCACACGCGGGTGTGCGTGACTCGTTTGGTAAAGAGAAACAGTACCACTCTAATAACATTGACGCCACACAAAACCTCATTGATATTTGTAAGAAGCATTTACCAGATGTGCGAATCGTGTATGCGTCCACATCATGCGTTTATGCAGGATCTCAAGTTCCTTGGACAGAAGGTAAAGAGACGGGTAAACAGTTAAACCCATACGGTTGGTCAAAGTGGTCTAACGAGTGTCAGATGCAGTCATCTACACTTAACACAGTAGGATTGAGATTCTTTACCGTGTATGGGCCTTGGGGTCGTCCAGATATGGCACTGTTTGACTTTACCAAAAATATTTTAGAAGGAAACGAGATCACTGTCTATAACTATGGTGATATGAAACGCGACTTCACTTATGTGGAAGACATCCTTGACGGCATTGAGATCGTGTTAAACAACGAAGATATTCCTGCTGGAGAAATCTTTAACATAGGACGCGGCGAACAGGTCGGTCTTATGGACTTCATCTCTGAGATTGAGAAAAATACAGGTAAAGAGGCGATTAAAAACCTTGCACCAAAACACCCAGCCGACACATTAGAGACTTGGTCTAACACCACCAAACTACAATCTCTGGGATACGAACCAAAAGTAAGTATCGCAGAAGGCGTACGCCGTTTCTATGAATGGTATAAAAATTATCACGAGGTAGACTAATGCCCAATCTTGAAAACCCTATTGACACAAATGTTTTTCGTTTGGGTATAGTGGGACATGGGTTTGTTGGACAGGCGGTTGAGTATGCATTTACTCACCCAATCGTTAAGTTCCGATTATACGACCCAAAATATAATACAGATGTTGATGAGTTAAAAGACATGGATGCGGAAGATCAACCGCAATGTTTTTTCATCTGTGCTCCTACACCATCAAACGATAACGGTTCTGTTGATTCTTCTATTGTTGAAACGTCAGTGATTAAGTGTC